TGCAGTTCCGGCGCCTACGCCACCCTCGCTTACGTTTGAGGATGCCTTATTACGTTTCTTTTCTGCCATCTTACCTCCCTATTGGGCGGGAATATCCCCACCATCTGCTTCGCTCATGCCCTTCATCGCTAAGGACGCGCCTTCACCGATTACCCCAGGAACTGCCTTAGTAGCCTGGGACATGAGAGCTTGTCTCTGCATTTCCTGCTGCTGTGCCTGCCTCTGCGCGAGTACTTCTTCTTTGGTCTTAAGGATTGTGTCGGTTGGTATTCCGTGACCGATGAGGATCTTGTGCGCGAGGTCTGCTGGATCGATAAACTCGACAATTTCTGGGGACAGTTGGGCTGCAGCGGATAAATCTGAAAGTACCTCTCGTAGAGTTTGTAGTTCTTGTGTACGGCCTATAGCCTCTAGACCAGTAATAACAACGGGCTGAACACTGTTACCGGGTAGCGGGGAGATATCCCCCTTCCTCTCTAAAATTGACTCAATACGTTTCACAACAGGCAGTTGTAGTTCATGCGCTAGGACAGACCAAGCGCCACCCGAAGCTCCCTCTAACTCCCGTGCCATTGCTCTAATCTCTTCGGCTGTAACTCTTTCGGCATCGCGCCGAATAGAAGCAGACATTAGGAAAGCACTTGATAGCTCCCGGATTAGCTCCCCGGCTGTGTCCTTCGCTATAGCTAGATCCGCCTGCTTGTCCATACGAAGTACGGATACATCGTCAGCCGCGCCGACAACGTACCCACCATTAGGGGCGCTCGCGAGAGTTCTAACTCGGGTAGACCCGTTGGGCCGTACCATGAATACGGTGCGTGCTGCTGCTGCGGAGTTTTCGACAATACTCCTACGTAGAACATTTAGAGAGTTAAGCGCCCCACGATAAGTCTCAATAAAGCCTCGACCATAAGATTCTCCAGATATCTGAGTGAATCTTAGGGCCAACCACGGGCTCTTCTCTTCCTTCACCTTTGAGCGGGTTCCGGGAACCTCCTGCTCAAACGCTTCTTGGTATATTACGTGGCTCTTCTTTTCCAGCCTAATATGGGTGTAAACATCAACCTTCTCCTCATCATCCATCACTGGAGCAGAGGTGGACATACTAGCTAGATCTTTAATGGAGTCAGGCAGACCCTGCCAGTCATAGGTTTCCCGTAGAACTAGCTCAAGGACTCGCCCCATAGGCCCACGCCTAACTACATACTGACCTAAGTGGAATACCTTTATTCCCCCGCCTTCCTTAGGAATGTTTACCAAAACATTCCCGGTTATCAGAAGGTGACGGAATACTTCAGAAAGCCCTACTCTGTAGGTCCCTGTCTCAAACTCCTTGTTAATCGCCCTTTCTCGGCTTGCCAAGGCTTTCTGTATTTCAAGCCTGAGGTTCTCCACTTCCGAACTATCTTCCGAGACATCCAGAGCCGCCTGAATATCCTTCTCTGCGACCTCGTAACGGAAGAAGGAGGAGCTAGGTGGGAAGGATGTAAGTAGGAACTTAGAGGCGAGAGCTTCAGTAGCGTACCCGCCAAAGGACTGCCATGGCGAAGGGTCATCAACCGGGGATGTGTAACGTCCTTGATCAACATTCGACGGGAATACACTAGGTATTGTTAAACGAGCCGAATTCTGACCGGACTCTAAATAGAATGTCCTGTCGGCTACTAGCTTATCGTATCTCTGACATGCAGTTGACATATTTGGGCCATCGGTACTACGCCCCCCTGGCCCTAATTCCATATCACTCACTATATACTTAGCCCGCCCCCTGCACTAGATGCAGGCGCTCTTGCACCTGTCCCCCCAAATCCGGCAGGAACCGCCCCAGAAGGCTGGATCATTGCCGGGATTGCTAGTTGGGCGAGACCAGTCATCGCAGAGGAAAATCGGTCTTTACGACCTTTAACCCTTGCCATACGGTTTTTGGTGTCGGGAATAGGTAAAAATACAGGGGGAGGATCTTTAGGTTTCGGGATATTAGGGAAACACACGGGGATCACTCCTTCTCTGATACCTCAAAAATGTCTGGCAGTTCATCATCATTAACTTCCTTCAACCACAGAACGTACTCAACCACCTCTCTCTGCCCTGCTCTCCGATGAGCCATCTCAAAGCTCTCTTTTTCGGCAATACATTCGGCAGGGTAGCGTTTTTCTAGGTGGTCTATGAGCATTTCAGCGGTGAATAACGTCGGTTTTGTTCTATCTGGGCGCATTTACTCCCCCAACAGCCTGTATATTTTAGCCATAGCTATCCCCCACTCCTCATTATGGTGGTGGTTTAGTAATCCCTCTTCCTGACGTTGTGGCCTCCATTGAATCGCGTGGGCTAGTTCGTGGATCAATGTATCTATCTGCATCGCCATAATCATTGTGTCTAATTGGCCGCGCTTACCGGAGTAAGAATTTATAACAACTTCAATTCTAGATTTCTTTTTCCTTTTTATCAGGTGCGTATATCCATCGCAGTCGGGGAGATCCTTAACGGAGACACTGATTGGGTACATTGCTGGATAAATCGCTTCAATTTGCTTTGCGATTTTCCTTAGCTCTTTCGCAGTCACTCTGTGTTAGATCTTCTATCTGCAAGAAATTTTAGTTCCCTAGATAGAGCTTCAGCGGCTTTGGTTATGTCTGTTTCATAGGTTGCTCCCGGTTTATGACCGGCTCGGAGTATGTATTTGACACATTGACTTACCATTGGTGATGTAATTTGAAAAGCTTCGCAAACATCCCAACTGTCAGTATTTTCAGAGATGTTGTCGTTAGCTACTTTAGGAAGGTAGTACCTAGGACGAAAGACTCCACCAGAATAAGGCTCCAGTTTCCCGTCTGCTGCGCCGTTACTTTCGTTCACTTTGAGGCTCCCATAGTTTGAGTCTACCTGACTTAGGACTGTAGTTTTCTCTAGTCAGAATTCGCGCACATCTAGCTTGTATTAGGGCTTGTCGTTTAGCAGTCATTAGTGAGCAGTTATGGGCTTTAGCATATGTTTTACATATAGTTCTCCATAATATGGACTCTCCTTGGTCCCATGTGGAATCTATAATCCTTTTAGCTTTGACTGGCCCTATACCTTTACATCCAGCATATCCATCCCCTGGATCTCCAGACAGAATTTGGGTGTAGAAGAATTTAGATCCTTCTTCTGGAGTAACTTCTTGGATACCTTCTTCTGGTTTGGTCCAGTTAAAGTGCTTCCCGGGAATTTGAAGAAGATCCTTATCTATAGAGGCTATTACGTATGAGTCTTCTGATTTGTCTGTAGCTAGGATTCCTAAAACATCATCAGCTTCTAGCTGTGGGTAGTGAACACTTCTCCAGTTTTGTTCTAGATAGTCTTTTATAGGCTGCACTAAGAGAGGGGTGTACCTTTTAATACGATTAGCTTTATAAGTGGGGTTGATCTGTTTTCTGAAATTATTGGTATCTGAAAGACATACAATTAGATCGTCGGAGTTGGTGTTGTTTAGAATTTCATGTACTGAGGATTCTATTTCTGGCTGGGCTTTATTCATATCTGCCCACCATGTGAATAGTCCGGGTTTAAATTCAATAGCTGTCTCATGTCGGTTAGCTATTTGCCAAGCAATAATGTCGGCATCGATTAGAGTTATTTGCATCTAGTGTACTTCGCTCCAGTCTTTACCTGTAAGTGTGTTTGTTTGTAGAGGGCATCGGATTTTTAATTCAGTCTCTGTTTCATTAATAGCTTGAGTTAGAGCGTGACTAAGGGCTTTAGAACTGTCTTCATCTTCTACTTCGAAAAGAAGCTCGTCATGTATGGCTGCAAGAAAGTTAGTAGATGTTTCTAGTTCTGTGCCATGTAATCTCTTGTATAGATTTTTCATCCAGACTTTAAGAACAACACTCGCAGAACCTTGGATAAGTGTGTTTAGGGCGCTATGAGTTCCGTTTGTTTTAACTATTCTTCCGTCTATTAAGGGAAGTTCTTCTTTAGTTGTTGCGAGTTTTGTAACCATTGAGTGGAGAGGCTTGAAACCTTTAAGGTTATTGAATATTTTGGTCATAGCATTTTGACCTAGCTTGGAAATGTCTTTTTCAGTCAGGTTTCTTATGGGAGTAGATTCTTCAATGTCTCTGTATATGATTCCCCCTAGTTTTTGGACTCCTGCTCCATAGATCAAAGCATAGGAGAATTGTTTTTGGGTGTCCCTATTTTTAATACCTGTCCACTGCATGAAGAGTTTATGAGGGTCGCCTTGAGTAACCGCTTCAATGAAGGTGTCATTACCGAATTTAGCTAGGTAATGGGCGAGAATACGTAGCTCTATCCCTGACAGATCTGAATCTAGAAGAGACCATCCTGGGGTCGGAGCATGGAAAAGTTTCCTTACGTTTTGGGAGCTAGGTATTTGTGCCATGTTTGGTCGGTTGTGGGCCATACGTCCGGTACGTGATCCTGTACATTGAGTTTGCCCGTGTATTTTTCCTTTAGTGACTAGCTTAAGCCAAGGCACTCTTCCTTCGGCTAGCTGTGCAATGAGTTTATTAGCTTTCTTAAATTCAATTAGAGCGGGTATGGGTTTGTAGGCAAGTGATTGAAGAACTTCTTCTGTTACTTTTGGATTACCGGCTTCAGTGAATTCTGTGGGGTACCACCCGTATTCACTAATGAGTCTGTCTGCAATCTGTTGAGTGGACCTTGGGTTGAACTCTAGTATTTTGATCTTTTCTACGGTGCATCCCTCTTTATAACCTAGCCTTGAGTTGTCTCTTTTGGGGGTGAAGTATCCTAGTGAAATTGATTTAGGCTTTATAATCTCCTTTAATTTTTGTTCTGCTTTTTCCCGTGTGTCCATAAGTTGTGCATATAGTTTTGCGCCTCCTACTTCATCAAAGCCAATTCCGGTTACATTGGCTTTGGTTAGTAGATAGTTTGCAGCTGCCTCTGTTTCAAAGGCATCAGTCGGTGTTTCTTTTAGTTCGTTCATCATATGATGGTATAGAAGTGTAGTTAGGGTGGTGTCTTGGACGCAGTAATCAAGCATTTCGGGAGTAAACCTAGACCAGTCTGCTGTTTCGTGGAAGTGGCCTTTAAGGAAGTTAAGTCTGTACCCCCAAGCTTTGAGTGAGTGGAGTCCTACTAGGCTTTTAGGGAATCCTGTTTTCAAACGTTTATAGTCATGCTCTCTTATGTTTGTCAAGAAAGCCATACGGGACATTAAGAGAGTGTCGTGCATTCTATGGGTAAAGGTGAAGCCTTCTGATAGTGTTTCTATAATGTGCAGATCAAACCCTGATATATTGTGGCCGATAAGTATTTCAGCGGATTCAAGGTAGGACAGTCCTTCGGGTATGGAGGTGTTATCGAAGGATAATGATTCCTTAGTGTCTATGTTGTGGGTAGCTATACAGTGAATTGTTTTAGCTCTAGGCAGCAGTCCATCTGTCTCTATATCGAATACTATTCTTGTCATAGTTCGACTTCTTCCAATTCTGTTATTCGTCCAGTGTCAGTGGAGTAAAGTAGTTTTCCTGCAATCCCTAGCTCTCCACTAAATCTGTTCTTAAGGATACGCAGAGTTGTTGTATTAGCTGTTTCTGGGTCTTCGTCTTGACTAGGTCTTTCTAGACCTATAACGATGTCTGAAAGTTGGCCGATTCCTCCGCTTCCTCTGAGTTGTGCGAGACTTGTCTTTGCCCCGTTTTCATGGCCTGCTCCAGTTTCAGGACGTTTTAGGTGCGATATAGCTATCATTTTTATATCTAATTCTTGAACTAGTGTTCGCATATTAGTCATAAGAAGATCTATCATTTTTCTTTCATCTTTAGCTTCTGAGCCGGATGCAAGCATTGAAATATGATCAAGTAGGATAGTGTCGCATCCGAAAGCTTTTACCAAATACCTTATCTTTGGCATTAGAGTTTCAGGATCTAGGGAACCAAAATGTTCAAGAAAGTAGTAGTTTCCTGAACCGATAGTCCTTTCGAAGGAGCTATGAAGGGTGTCTTGATCAATCGTGTTATAAACGTGTGGTAGATGTATAGGTTTGTTTAGGTCAAGCCCCATTATGGAATGAGCGCATCGACGTATGGATTCTTCTAGACTGATGCAGCCAACTTTTCCTCCGTTATTAGCAGCATGGTAGATGATCTCTTTGGCTACTTGCGTCTTACCTAATCCACTTCCTGCACAGAGTACTACCATTTCAGAGTTACGTATGCCGTGGAGTTTTTCGTTAAGTCCTTCAAATGGGTAACGTATTAGAGCTTCGTGCAGTGGTGCAGAGACTGTTTCCCAAAGGTCCGTACCGGGTATAACTCCAGAGGGTTGGTAAGGCTTGGCTGCCCATAGTGCGGTTGTGAGGGCTTCAATTTGACCGGCAACTAGCATATCCGAAGGGTCTTTGTAGGGAGAGGGTAGGGTTACAATTGCAGCCTTACCTGGGGACAATAGTTCGGCACATTTATAAGCTGATTCTTGTCCGGGCTCGTCCATATCAAAACAAAGTACAACTGTTTCGAATTGCTCTAACCATAGAAGAGCTTTTGCGATGTATTGAGGAGCAGATGCAGCGCCGTTAGGTACGGATACTACAGGCCATTTACAGTTAGTTAATTGGGCTACAGATAGACAATCTAGTTCTCCCTCAGTTACTACAATTCTTTTTTGGGGTTTCCATAGTTGCTGCCCATAGAGAAGTGTTTCTTTAGGGTCTCCCGTCCAACTGAATTTCTTTTTCGCCCCTCTTATTTTTTGAGCAACTGGTTGATTCTTATCGTTGTAGTAGGTTGCAATATGTCTAACTGTTCCATTAGTATTCTGTACGGAGTAATCATATTTCGCGCATGTTTCTTGTGATATACGCCTGCTAGCTATACTTGTGTAAGTGTCGTGTTGTATAAGACTTTTTTTCTTAGATGGACTCTTCATACCATCTATTTCTGGGGGTGCATTGTCAGTAGGTAAGTGCTGGAGCAGGATGTAATCACATCCTGCCCCGAAGCACTTTTTTCTACCGTTTGAGTACACCGCTACGTTATCGCGACTCCCGCATTTCGGGCATGGTTCCTTGTGCATGTACTGTGACGGCTGTTTCATTGCTGGTGGTCCCTTCTTGGAGTTCATAGATGGCATAACGTGAGCCGTTGGCTGCTTTAGCCCATCGGGTTTGAATGTCCATCCCATTTTTTCGAAGTTCACTGATTCGTGAAGCGAGTCTCCAAACGTTGAACTCTGACCATGCAATGAGTTGTGTAATTTTCTTCTGCTTTTTAAGGTATCTGGCAATGTTTACGTTCTGTGTGGCTGCTTTAGTTTTGATCATTCGTGTATCCATTCCTTTGGTATTAGAGATTTAGCCCATGGGAATCCATATTTATCAGCCCATTCGGCATATGTTGTTTTAGATCCTTTATAGAGTCGTGCATTTGGGTTAGTGAATATGAACCTTATATCTATGTGCTTGTTTTGTTTTTTGACAATGAGCATTTTGGTTCTGTCTTTTGAGGTGAACCACCCTTTTGCTTCTATATAAATGCTTTTGTTGTTGCGGGTTTTGAGTACAAAGTCTGGTGTATAAATGTGACTTGTTGTGTATTTGAAGCCCGCTCCTTCGTATATGAAGTGCGCGTCTTGTTCTATTAATTGTTCAAGTATCTGAGCTTCTAGGGTGGAGCGTACCCTGGTAGAATTAACTACCAGGGCTGTTCCTTTTGGATGCTTTCTCCAAGCAAACTTAAAGGAACTACGCTTCCCCCTGTCGCTTGATTTAGAGTAGAGCCTCATCACCGAAGGGATCATCGTCGTTAGAATCTGTGGCAACGGGAGGCATTTCAGCAGCCGCTTGAGCTACATAACCGCCGGGAACAGATTCAAATTCTGCTCCGTTGACTCCTGAAGTTGAACTAACAAGTTCAATTACTTGAACTGCTTGGGGCCGTAGACTTACCCCTAGTCCCATACTGTCAACGAACCATGGTTTGATGGAGAATTTGATTACAATTTTACTACCTGCATAGATAGGCTCAGACATTGGTACTCTGTTACTGTCCATGATAGGCAGGTTAAAGGGAACCTTTTCTCCTTTTCTATAAATGGTACATGCTTGCCTAAATTTGAAGATGAATTTTCCTGTCTCTTCTCCATCTTCAGTGACCTCTTCTTCATAGGGAAGGGGGGCATGCTTACGCAGTTTGGCGGCTGTAAGTTTGGGCCTATTACCGAATTTCTCAGAAATAGCATTTAGGTACTCGCCTGCCGAAGCATGTGCTGTATTGATTGTTTCGATTAAGGGTTGTGCCCGTTCATTATCAAGAACAATTTTACAAGAATAGGCGGGCTCAGATCCTTGATAACCTTGTGGGTCGGATAGAGCAACAAATCCAATTGTTCGGGCTTGTGGTGTCAAGTATTGAGTTCTGAAATCTACGGAAATATTTTCGAGAGTCACTAAGTACCTTTCTTTCTTGCGGTTAGAATAATTGAGTTATCTACTGGTCCAGGGGTCAATGATAACCGTGCATTTCTTACTGGTTTTATTAGAACTGCATCTCCTTTTGAGGTCCATAAACTTATATCTATTTTATTGTTATCTGGTAGAACAATAGTTACGGAATCTACTTGGTTATTAACTTCAACTTCACCAACTTGATGACGTTGAAGATAAGCTTTAACTTTTTTCATCTTTCTTTTTCCTTGAATAGAGAAGCTCTGCTCCACTTTTTATCTGACGCTGGTGTCGTGGGCATGTAGTGGTGGGACTGAACAAACCTCGACTAGAGCATATACACTGATCTCGGTGTCTTCCGAAAACATCACTACTGTTGTTTCGGAGTATTCCTCGTTTGGCATGTACATAGGCTCTGTGGAGATCGGTTCCTATCATTACAACTCCTTAGATAGGAAGTCCCGTAGACCCCCAATCATTTTGGGGTTCTTTTGCTCTTCTTGCTGGAGCATGTTGGCAATAATTTCCAAAACTCGTTGTGGTCTAACTTTAAATCGTTCACAAAGAGCGAGGAAGAACACACCAGATGCTGCGATTATAATGTGTGAGTATTCGGTCTCTATTTGTCTGAGTAGAGCGTGTGTATAAGCAATAACTTTTGGAAAATTTGCTTGTGCTATAGCGTCAACGATGTTGGTAGGTGTTTTCATAATGTTAGCTGAAGAAGTAATCTGCTTGGAGTACTTCGTTCAGATCTAGGTTTCCCATTTGAGGTAAAGGTAGTATTAATTTCTTAGCTTCATCAGACATGGGACTGGTGACTTCATCATGGAATCTTTGAAGTACGGGTTCTTTATATATTTTGATGAATTGTTCTCGCAGACATGTTGCAAGTAGAGGAGCGTCAGCAGCTGTAGTTGCAAACGAGTCATGTACTGTAGCGAATGACATGTCTGGCCTGTCTCTTTTACAAGCTAGTATTGTTCTCATTAAATGTGCTGAGTCTATACTGTGTATAAAGTTGGGACTTATTGAATTAACAGCTTTTTTAGCAAGTATTTTTGTTTCGGCAGTTGGTGTAGACCAGACTGCTTTTATCATTTGGCCTGAGAGTCTGGTTGTGATTCTTTTTGATATGTAGTTTTGATAGGATTGTTTAATAGTTAGTCCTGCTGGGTTAGTCCACACAAGGGGTACATTATCGAAGGCGGAGGCTTCAGCAATGGATTTAAGGAAATTCATTGTCTCTCTGGCAGCGATTACGGTGGATTCAATGGCCTCTTTTATTATAGGGAAGAGGTAATTAACGGCGGCTGGTGTTCTTTGTCCGAATGGGGTAGGGGTACCGTCATAAGCGGTGTTAATGAAGTCGTACACTTGTTGTCTTAG